GCGGTCTGCATAAGCAGCGATCTGGTTGTACAACTTCAGGCCACGAGTCCCCGTGCGCCCGATAGTTTCACGGATGATTTCAGTTGCGTTGCCTCCTTGTGCTACGAGTTCGTGCAGTACCTCGAAGATGTCCTCGGCGTCGTGTTGCACCACCCAGCCTTGGTTGATAAAGTCCCCGTGTTTGACAATGTAGTTGATAGTTTTGCGAGTGTTCCTTGCAGCTTGAATGTTTGGATGATGCCCTTGGTAGTCAAAGTAGTTGGCAGTTTGAATGTTTTTCTTGTCGTCCCAGCCTAGTAGGCAGTGGAAGTGTTGGTTCCCATCTTGGTGTTCCTCCCTTGATACGATGCACTTGGTCGGTCCCTTGCTCAGTAGGAATGAGTGTAACAGCTCCTTGCTGATGATGTTGAAGGCCTGCGGGTACGTCAGGAAGATGTTCTTTGCGTGCACTCGGAAGTCACGTGGCATGGTTGCTTCGGGGATAGGCTTAATATTACAGCCTATCCCCGTGGGGATGTTGGGGATCACCTTGGGGTATTTATACGCCACAGTTTCACCGCACACCCTCTTTGTTGTGGGTTGTCTGTGTTTCACAATGTCGGTGGCGCGTCGCCGCAATGACATGCTGGGTCGGTGGACCCAGCCTCTCTTCGCTTCTCCCGGTCAGATTATGAGGTCTGGCCTCAATGCTGCTAATCAGCTCTCTCGTCTTCGTAGGCAATTTAAAAATGATAAGTCTCGCGCTTCTCGTGGGACTGCCGTGTCTCAGTCGGGCAGTGCCCCCCTAACGGGTCAGTTCGACTTCAAGACGGATTACCGTCGTCGGAGGTTAACTCGCCGCCAGCGATTCCGCTTCCGCAAGCGTCGTCGTCGCAATGCGCGTATGGTCCGAACCATTCGGGAGGCCACTATCGGCTCTACTCATATAGTTCGCCGTCATGTAGTCGGCAACTTGGCCTCTACTCTCGGAGGTTCTGGGATTGCATCTGCCGGTCTCTACGGTCTGAACGGCACTCCTGATGATGCAAATAATGCGAATGATGTTGGTTCTATTTTCACCGATCTTGATTCTGCTGCTTGGAGCGGAGCGAACAATCCGCTTGTTGTTTCTCCGGATCACAAGCTTCGTTACATGCACGCTACTATGGAAGTTACTGTTAGTAACACCGGTGATCAGGATGTTCTGCTCGAGGCATACTATATTCGTGGTCGTCGTCCAGTTGCTTCTGAATGGGGCAATCCGGGCTTGTTCTATGTCAACTCGTTTAATAAGCAGGGTCGTGCAGAGGACCCTGAGACTGGTGCCGATATTGGCGGTAGCGAGCTTAACGCTACTCAGATTGGAGTGACTCCCTTCCAGAGTGCCTCTTTCTGCCGTAATTACAACATTTACAAGCGCCAGAAGTTCCGTATTCCTCCTGGTAATGAGATTAACGTTATTATTCACGATCGTCGCCCGCACACTTTCTTGATGCCTGGTACTCGTAACAATTCCACCGATTCCCGATACCATGGTATTCTCTTCCAGTGGCAGGGTACTGCCGGCGTGGTTGCTGGTTCCAACCCTGTTCTCTACACTGCTGCTCAGGCTACACAAATTACTATGCTCGTTGTTAAGCGTTTCCGTCTCAAGATGGTTACAGATGATAAGGCAAAGGATGCTTTTGATGGTTGATGGAGGGGGGTGTTGGGGGGCTTGCCCCCCAACAGCACTGTATATTATGAGGTCACCTTTTTTATGGATTTTTTTAGGTTTTAGGTTTTAGGTTTTAGGTGTCACCGCGGAACAGAATGCACTTCAGATTGTAATACAACGCGTTAGCGGTCGGGTAGGAGCGGAGCGACCCGACCGCGGGCTCAGTAGAGTTGGCCCACCACTTGGTGGAAGCTAACGTTGGCGTTCAGCCACTCCCACTCGTCCCCGGTAAAGTCGGGCAACTTGTTGGTAAGAATGATCACCGGTTTCCCGCCCTTGATCACACTCTTCTTCTTGTACTTGTCCGTGACGGTCACGTCGCGTTGGCAGCCCAACAGCCCCTTGTAGTAGTACTTGAGAGATTCCCACGGAATGTCGTCTAGAACACCGTATTCGGCCTCGTCGGAGTATTGATCCACGTTCCAGGCACAGTTCATGTACCAGTGGGTCCCCAGCGAGCGTGCGAGCACTGTCTTGCCCAGTCGGGAAGGTCCGTGGAGCCACAGGCTCTTGCGGGTACCCCGGTCGGCGCAGCCTTGCATAAAGTCGGCAATGAATGCTTGAATCTTACCCAGTAGACAAATGTCCATGACTCGGAAGTCGGCAGGGTAGTCCTTGACCTGCATATAGACCACTTGGGGTCGCGTCATGCGGTCTGCATAAGCAGCGATCTGGTTGTACAACTTCAGGCCACGAGTCCCCGTGCGCCCGATAGTTTCACGGATGATTTCAGTTGCGTTGCCTCCTTGTGCTACGAGTTCGTGCAGTACC